GGATTTGAAGTATTTACAGCAATACCTCACACAGAAATATCAGATCAAAACGGAAACCCATATCAAGGCACTGCTACAGAAGTTTGTGATACACTAAACGCTATGTTTGTTATGTCTGGAACTTCTACAGCAGAGCTGCCTAATATTACATCTAGTACTGCTATAGCGCTTGTAGAAGGCGAAACTCTTAACTACGAGCTTACAGCAGACTATGGTGTAGGTTATGAATGGGATTTGTCTAATGTATCTGGTGTAACAACCGTAGAGGGTAATGTACGTAAACTTGTAGGTGGTAGCTCTCTTAGTGTAGGTACTTACAATATACCTGTTAAAGCTATTAACTATAACGGAGAAGATAGTGAAACTGTAGTCCTCACAGTAAGTACTCCACCTTTTGCTGATACCAAGAGCGTACAGTTCAGTACACAAGATTACTTAGGGGCTAACGCTGCTTTACTGGATGCTACTTTAGGTCGAGCTTCTAACGGTGCAGGAGCTAGTGATGCTTGGAGTATAAGTTTTTGGTTTAAAGGAAGTTCTAGCACTAGCAACGCTCAAACAATTTTATATTTTGGTGATAACGATATTACTAATAGTGGTCATTTTCATCTTAGGTATCGTGGTGGAAATGACCAGTTACGTTTAGCTTATGGTTCTAGTAACAACAAAATTCAGTGGGATAGCGCAAATAACATATTGCCATCAAACACTTGGAAACAAGTTACAGTTACTTACAACGGAGGTACTACAGGAGCTAGTAGCGGTAACCTTAGTAATTTTTACTCAAGGTTCAATGTATTTGTAGATGGCGTTAACATAACTTCAAGTGGGTCATGGTCACACAACAATTTTGGGTACTCTGGCGGCATAGATGCAGATAACTTCCGAGTAGGTAGGTACGCTAGTGGTAATTACTTGCAATCTGGCTGTAAAATAGATGAACTAGCTATATGGAATAGCGATCAAAGTAGTAACGTTAGTAGCATTTATAACTCAGGGAGTACGTTTGATCTTACTACATTAGGCACTTCTCCTACACACTGGTGGAGAATGGGTGATGGAGATACTTATCCAACCCTGCAAGATCAAATAGGTACAGCTCACTTTGTTATGTATAACATGACGGTAGCTGATATAGTGTCTGATGTACCTTAAAATAGGACTGAATAATTTTATACGCCTGTCACCTCTGCTAAAGTATGTGACAGCTTTTATAAACTAGGAGTTATAATGAGTGAGATAGCTATCTCAGATGAAAAGCCTTTATTCTCTCTATACGATGGGCTATCTAACTTAGCAACTGGTCTTGGTACTAATAAAGATAAATCTATGTGGAACGAGTGGAATCACTCAGGTCGAAACTTTGACCACACAACTTTATCTGCAAGGTACAGAGAAGATTGGTTAAGTCAGAAAGTTTGTCAAATTATCCCACAAGACCTTACAAGGGAGTGGAGAGAGTTTGAAGATGAACAAGCCGCAGAAGCTGATAAGCATTTTGAAGTAGATCGGCTATATCGTGAAGCTCACAAATGGGCAAGATTGTACGGGACTAGTTTTATAGTCCTTGACATAGACGATGGTAGAGCTACTGACAAACCTGTAAACTGGCGTAACCTTAAAGCTGGTTGCCTTAGAAATGCTTGGGTAGTAGACCGTACACGTATTGTTGCAACAGGTGAGATTGATCTTACCAATATGTCACCAAACTTTGGTCTACCTCACGAGTATTTCTTTGTTAACAACCCTAGTACACCTATTCATAAAGATAGGGTTATTCGTTTTGAAGGTACAGAGCTACCTATCTACGAAAGACAAAGAAACTTGTGGTACAGTGATTCTGTATTGATTCCACTAATGGAAACTATAGATAACTTCCACACCACTGCATCTGCGGCTGCTCAGATGGTTCAAGAAGCTAATACTGATGTTATTACTGTAGAAGGTTTACAAAACATTTTACAGAATGATAAAGGTACGGCTGCAATGTTGCAAAGATTTTCTGATTGGAAATCTATTAAGTCTGTATTTGGTGTATCTATATTAGACAGTACAGAAACATTTGAACAAAAGAAAATACAGCTTAGCGGTGTAAAAGATCTTATATGGGAATATCTCAAAATAGTTTCAGCTTGTGTCTCGATCCCTGCTACAAGGTTCTTGTCAGCTTCGCCTGATGGTATGAACGCAACAGGTGAATCAGATCTAGTAAACTATATTGAAACTTTACAAGGTCTACACCGTGACGTTTATGATCCACGACTTAAAGTTATGGATATGTTAATGGCAGCACACTTCGGACTTAAAGAAGAACAGTTTAAGTACGAGTGGAAATGTATCTTTCCTGAGTCTTCTGCACAGAAAGCTGAAAGATGTAAAGCTAAGTCAGAGGAAATGGCTACTCTAACTGACGCAGGAATTTTATCAAGAGAGTCAGCACTAGCTGAACTTATAAACTACGGGTCAGTAAGTTCTGCTTCTAAAGTAGGTGACGATCCTAATAAATCAATAACAGGAGACAACTAATGCTTGTCCAATTACATGACCGTATAAGTGTACCTACTTCACGTAAGTTTACAGATGCTGGTCAATTGCATGTGCCTTGTGCATTTGCTCGTACTGGTGAACAGCTTTATACAGCAGGACAGTTAGGATTACCTGACCGTGAAGCTAATGAAGTAGTTCGAGTATTCCGTGATGAAAAAGATGTGTTTGATTCTGAGTCAATGGAGACTTTCAGATCAGCACCAGTTACAGTAGGCCACCCTAAGAGTGAAGATGGTAAAGCTATCCAAGTAACTATTGACAATGCAAAAGACTTGCAGGTCGGTATGTTAGAAGGTATGCCAGTGCGTGACGAAGATTTACTTAAGGGTACTTTGATCCTTACAGCTAAAGAAGCTATTGATGCTTTAGAAGAAGGTGATCAAGAGTTATCCGCAGGTTACACTTGTGATATTGAAGAAATTGATGGAAAACTTTTCCAACGTAATATCCGAGCTAATCACATTGCTATTGTTAATAAAGGTCGAGCTGGTTCTAGTTGCCGAATCTCAGATGAAGCATTAGAAGTAGTTGATGAAGATACTTTAAAAGAATTTTCTAAACCTGATAATGATGAAAAAGGAGGTGATCCTATCTCTTTCACAGTAGACGAAATGGATGCAGTGAAAGTACAGCTTTCTGATGTTGAGGTCAAACTTGAAAAATCAGAGGCTTTGGTAAAAGAGTTGCAAGACTCTGTACAAGAATCTGAACTTAAACTTGAAGAAACTAAAGTAGCACTAGCTGATGCTAAGCTCGCAGCAGAATCAAGTGTTACTGATCGTTGTAAAGCTATTGAAGATGCAAGATTGATTGCTGATATGCGTGATCTTTCAGACAAGAGTGTACCTGAAATTCACCGTCTAGTAGTTAAAGACCAAATGCCTGATAAAGATTTAGAAGGTAAAAGTGAGGACTACGTTGCAGCGTTGTTTGAAATTCTAGCTGATTCTGCTAAAGGTGATACACCTATGAATCGCTTAATGGCAGACCAAAGCAAGTATCCTGATACTCCAAAAGCCAAAACTAACTTGGCAGAAAAAGCACGTAAACGCTCTATTGAACGTAACTCCAAAAAGGAAAAATAAATGACTATTCAAAATTTTAACATCTACACTGCCAAAGGTTACGCTGGTGAGCTTGTCGATTCTGGCCCTCGTGTAGTTCAAACTGGTATCCTTACTGACGCAGACCTAGACTTCGGTGTAGCTCTAAAGCGTGACACAAGTATCGCTAAAGGTGTTGCTAAAGGTGCTGCTAACGGCAAAATCTTTGCAATCTCACAACGTGAATACAACCACGAAGCTTCTACTCGTCCTTCTGACGGTACTACTAAGTATCTAGAATCAGAGTCTGTATCAATTATCCGTCAAGGTTATTTGTACATTAAGCTTGATGGTTCTACTTCTATCACTGCTGGTGAAGTACTACACGTAGATAACGCAACTGGCGTATTCTCTAAAGATTCAGTAGCGGGCAATGTTATCGCAACAGAAAACGTAGTTGCAGATGAAGATGGCGTAGCTGGCGACATTATTAAAGTACGTTTAGACATCGTATCTTAACCAACAATTATAACGGCTAAGAGCCAAACCATTATTAGGAATTAAATATTATGGGAATTAAAGTTACTGCATATCCTGTTGACGATAACAACCTTGAGTTGAAAGATCAGGAAATGATTGAAGTAGAACTTTCAGATGCGATCAGTACTATTGTACAGAATGGTCAAATGACTGATAGCGAAGGTCTATTCTTCCAACGTCAATTAGAATACATTCAAGCAACTTCTTACGATGTTCTTTACCCTGACCTTAAAGGTCGTGAACTTCTTGTTACAAACAGTGAAGGTGGTGAAGGTATTAACACTATCACTTACCGTAGCTATGATAAGCGTGGCGAAACTGCAATCATTGCAGGTAAAGCTACTGACTTGCCTCGTGGTGACATTGATGGTAAAGAATACTCAATCTCTGTTAAGACTTTGGGTAATGCTTATGGCTACTCGCGTCAGGAACTAGCAGCAGCTAAGCTTGTTGGTATGCCACTTGACTCACGTAAAGCTGAAGCAACTCGACGTTCATACGAAGAGAAAGTAAACCAAATCATCTTCTTCGGTGATGCTGAGAATAACTTGCAAGGTTTCTACGATGGCCCTGCTGGTGCTCCTGCTCTGACTGCAACACGTTCAGTTATGGCACAAAATGCTGGTAGCACTTCACGCCACTGGAAGAACAAGACTCCTACAGAAATCATTTACGATCTTACTCAAGCTGTCACACAAATGTATGTTGACACTAAACAGATCTTCAAGCCAAATGAAATCTGGCTGTCTGTAGAAAACCTACAGCTATTGCACAACACTCCAAGATCAGAAACTACTGATACGTCTATCATTGAGTGGTTTGTACGTAATAACAAGTTTATTACTTCTACAGATCAGTTCAAAGATATTAACGAGTTAGAGGGTATCTTCCCTAATCCTTCTAGCCCTTCTGGTGCTTTTGCTACAGGCAATGGCTTTGAAGGTATCACTGTAGTTGCATCTAGCCCTGACAACTACCGAACTCGTGAGCCTTTCCCTTATGTACACCTACCTGTACAACTTAAAGGTCTTGAGTTTGAAATTAACTGTTATGGTCGTTTCGCTGGTGTAGAAATGATTCGTCCTGCTGCTGTCACGCATCACCTAATGGGCGCGGCATAAGTAGTTAGTTGTTCCCTGCCTTTATGGTGGGGAACTGTTTTGGAGTATCTGCTTATGAAGAATATCTTAGAAATCATTACAACTGAAAATATGATAGTTGGACTGCTTCTGAGTTTCTTAGCTTGGCTATGCCTGAGTGTTATAGAAGTACAGAGCGCCCAAGCGGGGTTTACCGCTACACAAGACGAAACTAAAAGAGTTAACGAAATAGTTTACAACTTAAGTGATTCTGTCATAAGAATTGATGAAAATGTTAAATTGATCCGAGAAGAGCAAAAGATGTTATCATCTGTATTAATGGGTCAACAAAGAAAAACCGGAGAACTGAATTGAAAATTAAATCAAAAATGCTATTTAACTTTAACCTGACTGGTTCAGGAAGTCAACGAATCTTGCTACCTGCTGGTGCGGTTCTTGATGTAGAAGATAAAGTAGCACGAGCTTTTAAAGCTGATCTAGATGGACTAGTAGAATCTGGTTGTGTAGAAGTAATTGAAGCTATTGCACAAACTGAAGAAGAAAAGAAAGCTGAGAAAGCTAAGAAACTTGCAGAAGCTAAAGCACTAGTTGCAGAAGAGTCTAAGGCTAAGCCTAAAGCAACTGCTAAATAACGGAGTCAATATGGCAAGTGTAGCAGATTTTAGAGCAAGATTTCCTGAGTACAGTACGAATCCAGATGATCCTACTATTCAAGTGTATTTAGATGATGCTGCACTTCTAATGATGGACGTAGCCAAGTGGTTAGACTTTTACGATGTAGCACAACTGTACTATGCAGCGCACTTGTTATACAGTGGTATGTCTACAGCTAATGGTGATGCAACTCCTATTGCACCCGTATCACATCAAGAAGTAGATGATGTTATTGTCAAGAAAGCTGTAGGAAGTATTAGCCCTAGTGCTGATGATCTATACTCTACTCAGTATGGTAAACGGTATGTTATGTATCGTAAGATTTGCCTTACAGGTATAAGGGGTGTATAGATGGCTATGTCAATGCACTCTGCATTCAACTCTTTAATGCTAACTGAACTTACATTAGTAAAGAAAGGTGTATCTGGATCTTATGATGCTAACAATGATTGGATTCCAGATGTAGCTGTAGAAAGTAGTTTCTTTGGTGTAATAACTTCAGGTAACAAATTCTCTCAATTCGATAAAGGCATAGGATTAAATGCTGAAGACGGAGGGTTTAGGTATTCTGACTATAAAACTTTGTACGTCAAAGATACTGTAGATATTGAGATAGGTGACATTGTAAAGTACAGAAATAAAACCTATAGAACATTGCAGCAATCAGAAGAAAATACTTATGGATTTAATAGCTTTATTCTAGAGAAGAAGGAAGACTAATGACCGCTAAAAGTATACAAAGGCAAGACTTGCAAGTTATGCAACTCTTCGTAGATACTATGGTTGGCATACCTCAGTTTTCTTATCCTGCACAACAGAATAATGCACCTAAGCCATCAGGTGACTTTGCCCACATAAGATTGCTAGAAGAATATCCTGTAGGTATACCAAGCACTGCAACTGTAACTCAAGATGATCTTACCACTACCCGAAGAATATTCAGCCCTGTAAAACTTAGGTTTAGAATAGGTGTAGTAGATACAGATGGAATAGCTTCAAGTAAAGTGCTTCATGGATGGACTACTGAAGTTATGAAGCAGCTTATGATTACTACAGGTTACGGATTTATTAGATGTACACCTATATCAAACGAGTCTGCTAAATTAGAAAAAGAGTGGGAAATGAGGCAAGGCTTCTCAGTCGAATTATATGCCACAAGAACTTTTGAGGAAGTTGTAGATAATATTACACAGGTTGTCATTAGTGGACAATTTGTAGAAGGTAACTTCTTACACGACCTCAACATAAACATAAACAATTAAAGGAAAAATCATGTCGATTGAAATCACTGAATTTGCTGACGTTTCCATTAGCGTATCGCCTACAGGCGTATCTGGTGGCAACTTTGGTATTCTTGGCTTTCTCGCTAAAAGCTCTGACAGTCTAATTGGCTCAGCAATTTCACCCGCTGAACGTGCTAGACCGTACACAAGCTTAGCTACAGTCGGTGGCGATTGGGGAACAAGTTCTGAAGTCTATAAGGCTGCTACAGCTTTCTATGCTCAAACTCCTACACCACGAGACTTCACAGTACTAATGAACTATGATGTAGCTCAAGCAGCTTCACTAGTTGGTGGATCTTCTTTAACTGAAGCAAACCTTATTGCAGCAGCTTGGAATGGCACAGGTGCTTTAGAATTTACAGTAGATGGTACAACTATCTCAATCACTGACTTAGATGTATCTGCTGCCACAACTTATGCAGACATTGCTTCAGAAATTGAAACTGCTATTCAACTTGAAGCTGGTGGTGCTACTGTAACTTGTACACACGATGGCTCACGATTTGTTATCAAATCTGGCACTACAGGTGCAGCAAGTACAATTACTGTAGCTTCAGATTCAGATGCAGCTAATAACTTAGGTCTTACAGCAGCATTCGCTCAAGTCTCAGACGGTCTTGATGCAGAAACAGCAGTAGACTCACTTGCAGCATCTGTAACTAAAGGTATTGAGTTTGTTGGCTTAGTTACTGATAAGTCTTATCGTGATTATACAACTGGTTTACTTGACTCTGGCAACTCTGCTGAAGATATTGCTGTATGGGCAGAAGGCGCTAAGAAGATCTTCTGTAACACAACTAATGCTTTGTCTACTCTGACAGCTACTACAGGTCACGTTGCAGCCGCAGTTAAGTCTCGTACTTTACGGTTTACTCTTACCACTTTCTCTCGTGATACTAGTGCATACCCATCTGCTTCTGTATTTGGTCGTGCTGCTTCTGTTAACTTTGAATCTATTAACAGTACAATCACACTAAACCTTAAGCAAATGCCTACTGTAGCAGCAGAAGATCTAAGTCCTGCTGAGTTCGCTAAGCTACGTGAAAACTATGCTTCTGCTGTAGTGCAAGTTGGTAAAACTGTAAATGCTTATACTGATTCACGAATGGCTTCTGGCTCATGGCTTGATACTACTCACGGTATTCTATGGCTAGAGAACCGTATCGAAACTGATGTGTTTAACTTACTGTATGTTAACAACACTAAGATTCCTTACACTCAAGCAGGACTTAACACTCTAGTAGCTACAGTAGAACGTAGTCTACGGGCAGCAGTGCGTAACGGTCTAGCTGGTGCTGGTTTCCTTCCAAATGGTAACTACCTACCAGAAGGTTTCATTGTAGAGTCTGTTCCTCTAGCTGATGTATCTGTAGGTGATAAAGGTAATCGTATCTATCAAGGACTTTCATTTAAAGTTGTTGGTGCTGGTGCATTACATGAAGTTGTTATCTCTGGCGAATTCTCCGAATAAGGAATAAATAATGTATCAATATAGTTTTGCTAATGTAGACCTTTTGCTAGAGTGTGACTTTGAAGGTAACTCAAACCCTTCCCAGTTTAAAGTAGAAGGCTTTGCTACAGGTGAAAACCTAATCAACATCATGCGTAGAGCACCTATTGCTACTACCACTTTTGGTGCGTATGGTGATATGGTTGTAAACATGCAACGAATCAGAGCTGGTGACTTGACGTTCCCACTACTGATGAACTCTAAAGAAAACAAGTACTTACAAGATTGGGCTAATAACTTCCAGTCTCTAGCTGATCAAGATGGTCAGTTGGTTCAGCCTATTCAGGCTAAGCTTGTGGACAATATGGGTAAAGATGAAGTAATCTTAAACAACGGTGTAATCTTAGCCATGCCTTCTCTAAGTCGTGGACAAACTATGAACACTGTTACATGGGTTCTTACATTTGAAGAAGTCGTGTTCAAGCGTGAACATGGCGGTGATCTTCAAGATCTAGGTTAAGTAATATGACGATAGCCTCTGCGCGGATTGGTGGATACTGGTCGATGTACGCTATCGTTCTCTTTGAGAATTAGGATTTAAAATGACAGAAGGTTATAACGCCACTATTGAAGATGGGCGAGAAATTTATATTCCAAACTGGCCAGCTAATGTACAGTTTGAAAACCTTACTAAAGTATGTAAAGTACTTGGACAAGATAAGGTAATTGCTATCTCTACAGATAAAAGTATTCCAGTAGCTATGTTAGCTATTATGGAAGCAGAAGATCCAGAGTTAGCTACAAAATTAGTGTTCCACTTTGTACAACAATGTCGTGTAGATGGTAGTAAAATTAATGTCTCAGACTTTGACAATTTAGGAATGTCTGTTGTTGTTGAGTTGTTTGTAAATGTATTACACAGCCAGTACTCAGATTTTTTCGTATCAGGTTTAGCAAAGGATCACTCCCAAGACAAATAAGGTCAGGTGAGGAAGCTTTACTTCCAGTAGATTATAATCAAATCTATCCAGAATTAAACGGCTACCTAATGAAACCCTTGTTAGTAAATCCTCCAATGTGTACATTAAAAGAGCTTAAAGATTGCACTTACACATTGTATGATATAGAAATGATGCACCAAATAATTGAGATTAAGAATCACTTATCTACACCAATAGAACAACCAAGTTTGTTTAATACTTAAGAGGTTACCAATGGATAATTGGGATGATGATTGGAATGAAGACTATCAGAATGAAGAAGAGTTTAATGACGGATACCAAATTTCTGATGGAGAGTCAGATCTTCCTCCTGATAGTTTAGAAGGTTTACTTAATGAGTACGGTCAGTATATAGATGGCCGTGATGATGTTACTGGATTGAAAGCTGACAACACTAGAGAGTGGATCAGTGCTAGTAAAGAATCCAGAATTGCAAACAAAGAGATAAGAGAGCACGAAAGGGCTTTAGATGCTCTAGAACTTACAGGCAACTCACCTGACGAAAGAATGGGTAAAATGACCGCTGCGGATTTGCAGCTCGGTCGATTTTCTCATATGAGCGCTGGGGTAAGAAGTGTAGCTAAAGAGTTTTTAGAAGGTAATGACTTTAGCTTAAGTTCTTTAGATGCTATGGTTGCTAGAGAAGAATTTGCCAGTATTATAGGTGGAAGCCCTACTAGCTTTGCTAAACAACTAAAAGTAGATGGTTCAGAGTTACCTTCAGAAGTTCACACAATAGATCCTATAAGTGGGTCAGTGACTGGAAGCAGATCACATAGAAGTGAGCAAGATATATCTACAGCATTAGGTATGATTAAAGATACAGCAGGAGCTTACCTAGATAAAGGTGTTGGAGCTAACCTAGCTGGATTTGCATACACAGAAGAAAAGAAAGTACAAAATGAAGATAGCTTAAGGGAAGCTTTTAGTATTATAGAAGAAGCTTCAGAACTTTTTATACACCCCAAAACTGTAGGGTCTAGTGTAGAAGGTCAACGAAGAAAAGCTGTAAAAGAATCTCTTACTAACAGACTACTTTCAGGCACATTTAGTGAAGGTGCTAAAAGCATCTTACCTTTGCCAAATGAACTACCAGTGCTAGGACTTAAACCTACCTTATCCTATGAGGGTTACTTAGGTACTAGTTTTGATAGGGTAGGGTTTGAGATTGAAGCTGAAAAGAGAGGTTGGGTATATGGAACTAAAGAGTGGTTCCAAAATAAGCCTGACATTAAAACTTCATTATATGGCAAGGCTACATCTGAAGAAGCCAAAAGAGCTAGAGACTACAAGCATCAACAGTTAGTAGATAAACTGCATATAGCTAGAAAGACTTTAAGAGAGGCTTTCCCTACACTACGAGATGAAAGTGCAGGACAAGCAAATACTTCTGGTTGGGATAGGCCCTATGGCGATCAGGCTTTAGAGTACGAAGCTAGGGATATAGCTAATACTTTAGGTTTAGATATGAATGCTAACCTAATAGATAAAGGTAAATCTGACCTAACATACTCTGAAGATTCTCAAGGTAGACTAACTGCACACAGGTCTACTGGAACTGAGAAAGGCGGTCAATATGGTGAAAAGGAGTTATCTGAAGTAGACGTATTCTCTAATCTGTACAAAGATAATCCAGAACTTAAAAACTATTTAAGAAGTACTAATGTAAACTTTGACGAAGAAAACATAAGTTCTGAGTACGTCAAATGGCAATTAAGCCGAGGTGCAGAGTACGTAGATGGAGAGTTTATATTTGATGAAGATGCTACAGGGCCAGTAATACCAGATATGGAAAGATTTGTAAGATCTAGAGAATCTTACATAGATGAAGGTATTGAACAAAGAACTCCTGAATGGTATGCAGCTCGTAAAGGTTTGATAACAGCATCTACACTTATAGATAAAGATGGTAAGCAACTAACTTCAGAACAATTGGCTTTAGATCTATCTAAAAGAAAACTTGGTGTAGACAAAGAGTTTATAGGTAACGACTACTCTGCAATGGGTTCTAGAGCAGAACCTAAAGTACTTGCAGCTTTCTTAAACAAGATGAAGTCTGAAGGTACACCACTATCTCATAAAGAGGTAGGACTTATCACTAAAGATGAGTACGGTGGCATGGGTGTATCTCCTGATGGCAGGTTGTTTGATGCAGAAGGTGAAAGTGCTGGTTTGCTAGAAATGAAATACTTGACTAAGTTTGATAACATAGAAAAGTATGAAGCTCAAATGCAAATGCAGATGATGGTTACTGGCGAAGAGCAAACCCACTTCTTTGCTATGAATCGTTACACTGATGAAACAGTACACAAAGTTATCAAAGCCGATCCTAAGTTTCAAAAGAAACTCAAAGAACGTATTGACGCAGCACAAGATATAGCAGGAGGTCTAACTACTGCTAAGAGTGTTAAACAGCTAGAGGTTAAATTGATGGAAGAGGTACAAACCGCTGCACAAAGATCAGGTAAAGGTGATGCTACAGGCCAAACCTCTTCAGTAGACTTAAGTAAAGAAGTAGAAGAAATCAAATCGTTTTCTTTAGTTGATGCAATTAACAAGTCTACAGGAGTCAGTGGTGAAAGTTCTGACCCTGCACCTTACTTTAGAAGCCTAGAACAGAAAGGTAGAAAGGATGCACTAAACAGAGGATTTAACTCTGTAGAAGATATGGAGAAGTTTGATGCGTCTGCACTCCAAGATAAAGAGAAAGCTAAAGCAGATGCTGAAGTTGCAAAGGCTGCTAAGGAAAGAGCCAAAGCAGATGAAGAGGCTTCAAAGGCTTCCAAACAATTTACACAATCTGTTAAAGATGCAGTAAAGAATCTATCTAATTTTGCATTAGGTGCAAATGAATCTAGTATGGATACTGTACGTGCAGCAGCTATGTCTGGTATGTCAGCAGAACAAGCTCGTGGTATTGAGTTTGCAATGACTGAATCAGGTGCAACACTGCAAGGTGCTCGTACTACAATAGCAGCAGCAGGTAATTTACAAGCTAGATTTAATGATGTAACTCAAGCTGGTGGAGCTTTAACTAACTTAACTAAAGCTTGGGAAGGTGCAGGATTAAGCAAAAGCTTTGGTAAGATGCCTAGCATGAAAGATATGCAAGGTAAGTCTTCTCCTGAAATTATAGCATTCGTTAAAGATCTAATAAGCCAAGCAGAAAGCCCTGAACAAGCACGACAGATTGCTGGTGTATTTGGGATGGAACAACTTGCTACATCTACTGCCACAGGTGCTGAAATACTTGATGCTGGTATTCTCAATGAGGATGGGGCAAGAGGCTTTAATGAAGTATTTACAAATGTTACTAATACTATACAAACTGTATCAGAATCGGCAGTTAACTTTACTGGTTCTGTAGGTGGAGCTGTAGTAGGAGCTGGAATAGTAGCTGGTGGCTTAGCTGGTGCAATTGGTAAAGTAAGTACTGTAAATGCTGCAAGGAATGCTGTCAAATCTACACAGACAAATAGTGCCACTAAAGGTAACATATCTAACTTAGCTAAATCTAGTTTGAGTGGAATTGGAGCTGCTGCATCTAAAGTAGCCAAAGCTGGAACTCCATTAGCAGCCGTATCTGGTGTTGGTCGTTTAGCTTTAGGTGTAGAAGATGATGGTGGTGTAGCTGATTCATTATTAGACATAGCTGAATTTACAGCAGCAGGTGCGGCATTTGGCCCTGCTGGTGCTGTAGTGGGAGCTGTAGCTGGTGTTGGTAATGAGATTGGTGAAATGGCTGGTTGGTGGGATACCTCTGATGCAGATGATATTCCTACAAAAGATATTGTAGATAAACCTACTATCTCAAGAGGAGGTACTAAAGTGAACAATGTTAACGATATTGATGTTAATGTTTCAGTAACTCCTGATGGTGTTAAGACTAATATTACTGCTAACGGTGAAGATTATTCTGATATGGAGGTATACAACTGATGCCACTAAAGCAAGAGGTTGTATTAGAAGTTTATGACAGCCTTGAAGATGGGAGTACTATTCTAGAAACAAGTGAGCTAAGAGTTGACTTTGATATTAGAATGATACCTAATTTCAACAAAGCTAAAGTGACTGTATACAACTTAAACAATGATACCATTACAGCTTTGGGATCAGGTGACCGCTATGTAACTTTGAAAGTTAGGTTACATGGCGGTGAACAATATACTATCATGGAAAGGTTTTATGTAAACAACCTAGTAGATGAATTAGTTATGCCAAATCGAATTACTAATTTATTCTGCTTCTCTAATGAGAGGTTGAGTGTACTTGAAAAGCCTGTAGATATATCTGTAAACCTGCCCTCACTTAAGAACTGTGTAACTCAAAGTGCATCTGCTGTAAACTTTAGTGGAGAAATAAAATACTTATCTTT